AAGGCGCTCGGTGGCTTTGCACGTAGGATCTCACATGCTGAGACGGGTTCTTGAGAAATGTGCCTCTAAGGTCTTGACAAACGAAAGTCAAGGGGTTCAGACCAATATGTGGGATCTTGCCAGATGACGGCGGCGGCGGGACGGAAGGCGGCACCGGCCAACCTCCGGATGCTCAAAGGCCGGGGGAACGGGACTGACAGCGGCGGCCGGAAGGTCAAACCGCCCCCGCCGTTCACCAGGCTCCCCCCGACCCCCCCCGATTTCCTCGAAGGCGAGGCGCTAGCCGAATGGCATCGGGTCGTCCCCGAACTCCAGCGGTTGCACCTCGTGAAACCGATCGACGCTGCCGCTCTGACCGCTTACTGCCTCACGTGGCAGCGGTTGGTAGACGCCCAGGCCATCATCGCCCGGGAGGGGATGCTCCACGTGCTCCCCCAGGGACGCGTGCGCCATCCCGCCGTCACGATCGTGGAAGCCGCCTCGAAGGATCTCCGCACGTGGTGCGCCGAGTTCGGGTTGACTCCCGCGGCCGAAGCCAAGGTCTCGAAGGACGACGGTGCCGCGACGGACCTCACCGACCCGTTCTAACGGCCGCCCGCTCCTCCTCTCACCCGAGGTTCGCTGGTACCTCGAATCCCGCGGGATCCCGTTGCCGACGTGCCCGCCGGCGTTCAAAACGCCCGAACCGGGCGGGCGGGGAGTGTTTTTCGACCCGGAGCGGGTGGATCGGGTCATGGAAGCGATGCGCCGGATGCAACACACGCAGGGTGCGTGGGCTGGTCAACCGTTGACCCCGGACCCGTGGCAAGTCGCCTATCTGATCGCCCCCGTCTACGGGTGGGTCAAAAAGAACGATCATGGTCGATGGGTGAGGGTGATCCGCACCGAGTACGCCGAGCTTCCCCGTAAGAACGGCAAAACGACGATGGCGGGCGGGCAGGCGTTGTACCTCACCGGCGCTGACGGTGAGGCAGGCGCGCAAGTCCTCGCGGTGGCTGCCGGCAAGGATCAGGCGTCGTTCTGTTTCACCCCGATCAAAGCGTTGGCGGATGGCTCCCCGACTCTCAAAGGCCGGTTCAAGACCCTCCAAGGCAAGGTGTTACACCCGAAATCGGGTTCGTATTTCATGGTCGTCTCCTCGCTCGCGGATCTCCTCCACGGCGCCAACGTCCACGCCGCCGTGATCGATGAGCTACACGTCCACAAGTCCCGAGACCTCGTAGACGCCGTCGAAACCGGGACCGGTGCCCGTGAACAACCCCTCATCATCATCATCACAACCGCGGACGACGGTCGCGCGAACACTATTTACGCCGAAAAACGGAAGTACGTCGAAGACCTCGCCCGTGGCGCGTTCAAAGACCCGACGTTCTACGGGGTGATCTTCGCCGCTGACCCCGCCGACGACCCGTTCTCCGAAGACACATGGCGGAAAGCGAACCCCGGTTACGGGATCTCCCCCACCCGAGAGTTCCTAGAAGCCGAAGCCCGGAAAGCGCAACAGTCCCCCGCGAACCTTTCCAGGTTCCTCCGATTGCACCTCGGGCTACGCACGAAACAGGAAACCCGCTACCTCGAACTCCACGACTGGGACCGCAACGCCGGCATGGTCGTCCCCACCGACCTCACCGGGCGCCGCTGCTACGGTGGGCTCGACCTCGCGTCCACCTCCGACCTGTGCGCCCTCGCGCTCGACTTCCCCGACGGGGAAGGCGGACACGACATCATGTGGCGACATTGGGCGCCCGAACGATCCCTCGAACGGCTCGACCGCCGCACCGCCGGTGCCGCCACCATGTGGGTCCGACAAGGGTTGCTGACGCTGACCCCGGGGAACGTCGCGGATTACGACTACATCCGGGCGCAGATCAACCGGGACCGCGAGACCTTCGACATAGCCTCCATCGGGTACGACCCGTGGAACTCCACCCAGCTAGTCACCGACCTCACCGAAAAGGACGCCGCCCCCATGGTCATTCACCGGCAGGGGTTCGCGTCGATGTCGTCGCCCACCAAAGAGCTACAACGGTTGATCCTCGGTGGGACCGCCGACCGGCCGCTCTACCGGCACGGGGGTAACGCTCTGATCAGGTGGCAGGCGGATAACTTCGCGGTTGACATGGACCCCGCCGAGAACGTGAAGCCCTCCAAGATCAAAGCCGGGGACAAGATCGACGGTATCGTGGCGGGGATCATGGCGCTCGACGGCGCCCTCCGCGCCGCGCCGAAGCGGATCTCCGCCTACGAGGAACGCGGCGTCGAAACGGTCGGGTTCTAGTGGGCTGGCTAACCGGGTGGACCAAGTCTTACGACCCGCCGACCGTCGTGCCGGCCCCGGCCGCCGGCCCGCTGCTCGACGTGAAGTCCGCCAACTTCACGAACGAGGTGATCCAGACGGTCCGGACCCTCGGCTACGGAGGCTGGTACTACGCGGGCGATTACGGGATGCTCTACCGCCGGCAACCCGCCGTCCGGACCGTCGTCAACCTCCTCGCCCGAAACATTGCGCAACTCAACCTCAAAGTGTTCGACCGGGTAGGCGCAGACGACCGGATCGAACTCTCAGACCATCCCCTCGCCCGTCTCTACCGCCGCCCGAACCCGCTCACGACCCGGTACCGGCACATGCGAGACACCGTCTCCGATATGGCGATCTACGATGTCGCCTACTGGCACAAAATGCGTGCCGGTGGCCGACTCGCGATCGTCCGCATCCCCCCCTCCCAGATCTGTCCCGAATATGACCAGGCGACCGGGCGGACCGTGTACCGGATGTCAGACGGAACCGTCATCCCCCGCGCCGACCTCGTCCTATTCCCCGGGTACTCGCCGGATGGCACCTCCGACGGTGTCTCCCCCCTCGAAACCCTCCGCCGCGTGTTGGCCGAGGAGGCCGCCGGCCAGATGCACCGCGAGGCCATGTGGCGGAACAACGCCCGTCAAGGTGGCGTCATTGAACGCCCGATCGAAGCCCCGGAATGGTCTGACACAGCCCGCACCCGGTTCCGCTCCGATTGGGAGGCCACATTGGCGGGTGTCTCGAACGCCGGCCGCACCGCGATCCTTGAGGACGGGATGCGTTGGAACCCCGCGGCGTTCTCCCCGAAAGACACTGAGTACATCGAAGGCCGACGCCTCACCTACGAGGAGGTAGCGATCGTCTACGGGTTCGACCCCTCGAATATCGGGATGGGAAACGATACGAAAGCGAACGCCGAGGAGTACCACAAGCAGTTGTACCAGGATGTGCTCGGCCCGTGGCTCCGAGAGATCCAAGATGAGTTAGAGCTTCAGCTACTCCCCGAGTTCGACCCGCTCCAAACCTCAACGGTGTATCTAGAGTTCAACATCAAGGAGAAGCTGAAGGGTTCGTTCGAGGAGGAAGCGAAAGCGCTCACCACCGCTGTCGGTGTCCCCCACATGAGCGTAAACGAGGCCCGCGCCCGTCAGAACCTCCCCCGGATCGATGAGGAAGCGTTCGACACGCCGATACGTCCCCTCAACGTCCTCTACGGCGGGCAGGCCGCCACGACCGTCCCCACCGCCGACCCTGGTTCCCCGCCGGCGCTCGACGCCGGACCCCCCAAGTCGGTGAAGGCCACTAGTAAACCCCCCGAAACCCGGCCGCCCCCCGCCGCCGCTGTCGCCCGCCGCAACCGTGCCGTGAAAGACCACGAGGAACTGTTCCGCCGCTACTTCGACCGTCAAGCCCGCGCCGTCCTCTCCGCTGTCGGTTCCGGGAAAGCCGCTGACGACGACCGCCTCCGATGGGACCGCGAGCTACAAGCCGATCTGTACCTCCTCGCCACCCAAGTGACCCGAGAGACAGGCGACATCGCCGCCGACCAGCTAGCAGGCACATACGACCCCTCGCAGACGTTCCCGTGGCTCGCGGAGAACTCCCGTATCGCCGCCGAAGGAATCAACGCGCACACGTTCGAGATGGTCGCCGCCGCCGAAACCGGCGCCGAAGCCCGCTCCGTGTTCACCGACGCCGAAGCCCGCATCGGACAACTCGCCCTCGGTCGTTCCACCACGCTCATCAACTTCGCTCGCACCGAAGCCGCGAAACAATCCGAAGCCGACGACGGCCGGACCCGCACCAAAACGTGGGTTGTCACCAGCCGCCGATCCCGGCACCCGCAGATGAACGGCCAGACCGTCCCCGCGAACGAACCGTTTTCTAACGGGCTCCTCTGGCCGGGTGACGCCAAGGACGGCACCGCCCACGACGTGGCCGGCTGCAAATGTCTGTTGATCCTCTCCACAAAGGACGAACCATGACCAACACCCGACCCGACGCCCGGCGCGGGTTCCATGTCGAATCGTTCAAAGCCGCGACCGACGCCGCCGGCGCGCTCACCGGTGAGTTCGAGGCGATCGTCTCCGTGTTCGGGAACGTCGACAAAGGCGGGGACCGGGTCATGCCCGGAGCGTTCACTGACACGCTCGCCGCGTGGAAAGCGTCCGGAGACCCGATCCCCGTGATCTGGTCGCACATGTGGGAGAACCCTGAAGCGCACATCGGCTCGATCGACCCCGCCGATGCCTCCGAAACAGAAACCGGGCTGAAGGTCGCCGGGAAGCTCGACGTGGACAAGCCGTTCGCTGCGCAGGTCGCGCACCTCCTCGCCGCCCGCCGCGTCAAAGAGTTCTCGTTCGGGTACTCCGTCGTGAAGGGGAAACGCACCAACGATGGTGTCATGGAACTCCAATCGCTCGACCTGTTCGAGGTTGGCCCTACCCTCAAAGGGATGAACCCCGCGACCGAACTCCTCGCCGCGAAAGCTCTCGCTCACGACCTTGAGGACAAC